CGTGCCCTGCGTGCCGCCCTGATTGGTGTAGGTCATGGTTCCGTTCGCGTTTACGTTGATGCTCTTCTGGTTCGCGCCGTCGCGTCCGCCATATGAGAAATTCAAATCCATTGGAGGACGCCAGCTTTCGGGCAGGGTTCCGAAATTGCCGGTGTTCCACGAGCCGGACGCCGACGACTTCCAGTCGATGCGCAACGTGACGAGCGAGCCGCGACGGTAGCCTTTGACGGTACCGTAAGTGGAGTTAATCAGCGTCAGCACTTCGGTCTGGGTTAGGGAAAGCTACGCGGTAATCCAACAGCCGGATATACCGACGAATCGGCCGGTATATCCGGTGCCGTTCAACACCATTCTCCCCTCCGGCGTGCCGTAAAGGTAGAAACTGATCGCGCCGCCGTTGTCGGTGCCGCGCATGACCGCGCGGGAATCGCCGGACGGTCTGAAACCCTCCGGGATTGTCTCGGTGACGGACACGTTGCCGACCTGAGTGAAATCGCTTGTCAGCGTGATATACGCGCAGGCGGTGACAATACGGCCGACACGAACCAGAGTGATATACCTGTCGGAATACGGCATCCTGACTTGGCCCGTGACAGGGGTTAGGGAAACCCGCTCAGGCCGTTAAGGCTCGCTCCCAGAGGCGTTGCGCGTCTCGCAGGGCTGAGATATCCGGTTTGAGGTAGTACTTTGCGGTGGTTTTGATATCGCTGTGGCCGAGCATTTTGCTCACGATGGCGATGTCAGCCCCAGCGGCCAGAGTGTTCGTCGCCCATGAGTGGCGCAGGTTGCGTGCGGGCACGTGCGGCAGGTTATGCCGTTTGCACCAGCTCGCGTATTGGCGTGCGGTTTGCGGCGGGGTGAGGGTGCCGATGAGTCGGCCTCCTTCGCGTGGCCTGAGCTCGCGCAATCGTTTGACGGCGAAGCGCGGCAACGGGAGCGTGCGGCGGGACAGTTCGGTCTTCGGCGGCACGACGGCCTCATGCCCGGCGACCCATTGCAGGCCGCGCTCCACGTGCAGGACGCCGCGCCGCAGGTCGAGGTCGCCCCATTCGAGCCCGTATCCTTCTTCGGTGCGGAGTCCGCATGAGACGGCACAGATAAGCCACGCCTCAAGCAGATGACCGTAAAAGCCCCGCAACAGCGTGCGCTGCTGGCGGATGGTCAATATTCGCGGCTCGTAATGAGGTTTGGCCGGCAGTTGGATGTCGCGTCTGGTGATGTCCACGTCCAACAGGTTCCAGCGGATAGCCCGCCTGAGTATCGCGCGTAGTACGGCCCATGCCTTGCGTGCCGCGCCCGCGCTGTCGAAACCTGCGAGCCACTTGTCCACGAGCTCCACGCTTATTGCGCTCATGTCCATGCCACCGAAAACCGGCATGACATGCAGACGCCAAGCGGACTCGTACCCCACACACGTGCTCTCACGCAGATTCGCCATGCAGTACGGCCAAAACCGGTCGTTCCAAAACTCTCGTAACAGCATTTTCAACCTCCAAAAACCCACACGCCCGTTGGCCTATCCAACGGTGACGAACGTGTGGGTTTTTCCCAACGTAAAGGAGTTTTCCATGTCTTTGCTCGCTCACGTCGTCGATTGGCTCGTGCCTTTTATCTGTGGCGGAGTGGCCACGGTTTTGGGCCTGATGTGGCGATGGGGCAAAGCCATGGTCAACGGGCTGCGCGAGCTCCTGCTGTGCCAGTTGGAGGACCTGCGCCGCGAAATGGTCATCGAGCACGACGGAGTGGCGGACGAGGACCTCAAATCACGCTCCCAACGCCTCTACGACAGCTATCACAGCCTTGGCGGCAACGGCCACGGGACAGCACTCAACAATGACATCCAATCCGCGCCGATAGCGCCCCGACAATCCTGACCCACGACCGTGGGCCACAAAACAATATTCATCCCGAGAAAGGGGACATATGGTCAATAACAAGGACAAGCCGAAGCCGTGGCATAAGCGCCTGTTCGCCAAGGTCACGGCACTGGCCGCCGCCGTGTGCATGATGCTGCTCCCGGCCACCGCGCACGCGGACATGCAGGGCATCGACGTATCCAACTGGCAGTGCGGCATCGACATCGCCAACACGCAGGCGGACTTCGTGGTCGTCGGCACCACATGGGGCACGGGACAGGTATACAACAACTGTCTCGTGTCCGGCGTCAACACGGACGCCAACCGCATGATCGCCCAGGCGCAGGCCAGCGGCAAGAAATTCGGATTGTATCACTACGCGATGGGCGGCAACCCCGAGGCCGAAGCCCAGTTCTTCTACCGGAACACGTCGAACTATTGGCGTCACGGCATCGTGGCGCTCGACTGGGAAATGGACGATAATCCGGCGTGGGGCAATTGGAATTGGGTACGCCGCTTCATGAATGAGTGCGAACGGCTTTCGGGTGGTGTGCGCCCATTGCTGTACACCGGCCCGGTCGCCGGCACCATCCCGCAAGACATCCGCAACCGGTACGGTTTGTGGATTGCCCAGTACGCCAACATGAATCCGACCGGCTATCAGGCATCCCCGTGGATGCTGGGCGCTTACGGCGAGGCCATGCGCCAGTACTCGGGTACGGGCGTGGTGAACACGTGGAGTCCCATCGACCTCAACATTTTCCGTGGCGAGGCGTGGCAGTGGGATTTGTACGCCAACCCCACCGGCTCCACAGCCCCGGCCCAGCCGGCAACGCCCGCGCCCGTGCAGCCGAGCACTCCCCCCGCCAACACGAATGGCATCAGCCACGTCATGCAGTGGGGCGAAACCATCTGGGGACTCGCAGTAGCCAACAATGCGTGGCCCTTGTCCGCATGGCACACGCCTTCCGGTGACATCAACCGCTACTACGTGGGCGACGTCGTAACCTACGGCGGCGGCTCCACGGCCGCGCCGTCCACCGGGGTTTCCAAGACCCTCCAGTGGGGCGACACCGTGTGGGATTTCGCCACCGCGCACGGTTACAGCGTCAGCCGCTGCACCGTACCCTCCGGCAACATCAACGTCTACTATGTGGGCGACGTGGTGACCTGCCGCTAACCCAAACAGATGCCGCCACCACTCCCCCGATGGCGGCATCACCCCATCATCATCCCTTATTGATCGGAGTAAACATGACCGACAGCAAAAACACGACCGACACCGGCGAAACGCTCCCCGGCGCCGACGTGAGCGACTGGCCCGAGACAGCCGACGTCACCCATGACGTGCCCGACTGGCTCATCCCCAGCCGCGTCTACGACATCCTCAAATGGCTCGGCCTCATCGTCCTGCCCGCGCTCGCCCTGTTCGTGGGCACGGTCGGCCCCGCATGGGGTTGGACTCACGTGGACGCGATAGTGACCACGCTCAACGCGCTCGGCATCCTCGCCGGCGCGCTCATCGGCGTCAGCGCCATCAAACAACGCCTCGACCGCGCCGCATGA